CAGCCGTGTACACCTCCCGGGGCTTTCGCCCCCGGAGGGAATTTTACTTCCTCCCAGCTGATGGTTTGGTCGCCATCATCCCTGCGTTTATGACGTAGGGACCCACCGTGTCTTGATGCGGGCGGACACAGGACGCCCAGCACGCCTGAAGGCATCCTCGGACAGGGGGAGATCCCCCCGCTTGAGGAAGAACTTCATCAGTGCGCCACGCCCTTCCAGCACGGATGCAGGAAGGGGCTGATCAACGACACAAGCCTTGACCAAAGGCTGGTGCAGTCGCTCATCGAACCTCTGAGCCTGAATAGGCCCAAAGGTGTGACGCCCAAGGGCAGATGAGTTTGCGGGGACCTCAGGGTAGACAGGCAGAAGCCTGTCGATCTTGGAGTCTAGTGCCAGTACTGTCGTCAGGAATCCACGCGAGTGGAGCTGATTACGGAGTGACACTGCAGACACAATCTGCTCGACGTGCCGGCGTTGCTCAGGCAGAGTTCTTCTAACGCGCACAGGGGTAACCCTGTGCCCGCGGAAGAAGTCGCCTCCGCAGGACTCTCTGAAGTTCCCACTCCAGAAAGACTTGTGTCGGTTCACTCGAAGTCCAAAGACCTCGAGATCTGAAGCAACGCCCGGAGCGAAGTCCGTGGGAACGATAATATCGTCCCCATAGACGCGCACCTTCCCCTTAAGCTCCCTAAGGAGCGAAGGGGAGACGGAGACGCCTTGCTGTCTTGCGATGCTGTATACCACGATGGTCAGGAAGACCATCGCTTCTACAGGGAAGCAGACAGCAGAGCCCATCGACGCGAACTTGGCCAGAGTGATGACACCCTGGCCAGGCACATCTGCCTTCAAGCTCCTGCAGGCCTGGAGAGCCCCACCAAGGTGGGGCCATCGAGCCGTTAGGAGCTTTACATGCAGATTCGCGACTCGGTCGGAAGCGTCGCTCACATCGAGCGTCGCAAGCTCCCCCGTAAGGGAGCCTTCTCGAGCCAGCTCCTGGTTAGGAAGTTGGTCAGAGAATCCGATCATGGATGAGAGGAGGTCATCCCCCTCGATTCCATCAACTATCGCCTCCATCAAGCTCTGCTGTGCGTATTGCACGTACGAGGGCTCGATGGCGATGATACGAGGAGTCTTGAGCGTCTTAGGGACAGGGGTAACCCTCACGGGCACCTCATCCCTGGGCTCCCTGATGTGCACCTCGTCTAGGCTCTGCCAATACCTCGGAGAGGGAAGGGCAAAGTCAACCACCGGAAAGTACCGGTCTAGACGAGTGGTCCACTCCTTGATCGTGTACTTGTCGTTTCCGACAAGGCGATCAGCAGTGGCACCCGGGCCGTGCTTCGGTAGGATCTCGCCACGACTGACACTAAGGTCGACCGCGGAAAAGAGATCCCTGAAGATAACGGCTGCTGTTTTCTGGAACGTTGCCCTTAACGGGCGCCAATCCTCGAGACAGCGGCGCACATCAGCGTCACACTCGACGTACTTCACCATGGCCGCATCGACGCGCTCTTGCGAGCAGTCGATGAGTACCTTGCCGTGAAGCAGTGTAAACTGCCTCACGGCACGGATGGCCATGATAGAAGGATCGTCGAGAAGACGACCCGTCCTAGCGTCGAACACTTGGCGAAGGAAACCTCCGAGAAATCGGGGGAGACCCCCACTCCGGGCAAAGCCCGGAAAGTGGTTGGAGCCAACCTGCCCATCCGCAAGACTTCTGTCGAAGTCCTTGGAGAAGGCCGGTAGGGATATCGTGAGAAACGAAATCCCCTCATGTTCAACGCGTTCCGCGACTGTTTTCCAATCGCGGTGGGTACTCACTCCACACCCATGCCCCATCTCATGGAGCATGTGTTGCGAGAGTGCGATCAGGCTTTTCACCCTGACCTCCTAACAGAGGCTCATGGGATCCTCAGCCACTGCACACCGCTAGTTGCGGTGCCGACTCGCCCTAGGGCGAGTTCCCCACAGGAGAACTGCGAGACCGCCAATTCCAAGAGGAACGGCGACCACGAAAGCAATGACGCTAAGTCCGAGAAGGACCGCGTCAATGCTGATCAGTTCTCGCCTCCGACCAGCTTAGTAGCGTTGGCGCCAGTAGACGCCGACAGCCACGTGCTGATCGCGAGAAGGAGCCCCTTCTGCTCGTCGGCTGTAAAGCCGGCGGTCGGAACGTCCAGCACCACGTAGGCGCTGGCCGAAACACGGATGTTCGCACCCGTGACGAGGGGGTCCGTCGTGATCTTGTCGGAGGAGATACGCGCGGTTCGGCGAACCCGCTTCCCATACTGATGGGAGGCGAGCAGCTTCACCGCCCCGTCGGCCGAAGTATAGGACGACGAGTTGACTCCGGAGCTGGTCCGCGGAAGCGAAACAGCACCCGAAGCAAACGTGACAGACTGGGGATCGGCAAGTGCCATGGCAGCATCCTCGACTTTCTGGGACTATGAAGTTGTCCTAGGAGGGGCGTAGTGAGAGGTTTCTCACTCCGCTCGAAGCTCTAGAAGAGCTTCTTGGGGGCCTTGGTCATACCAAGGGCCGTGAGGATTGACCACTGTTGGTCCGTGAAGGACTCAGTGTTCAATCCGAAACCGTAAGGCGTCGCCCGGAACCTCTCCTTGCGCTCACTCCTGAGCAGCTGGTGAAGTGCCGGGATTCGGTCCCCGAACCCGAGGGTATAAGCCCCAGGGTGGTGGAACGACATCTCCTTGATGGTATGAACCATCAAGTAGGCGTAACGAATGACGAGACCGTCCTCTGAAAAACGGGTGGCCGCACTAATCGTGCGACCAATACCTGCCTTCCAGTCGACGAGCCACGACCACGGTGCAAGTTCCCACAGGACCTCGGGAGTTACCCGAGTACCCAACAGCACGTTCGCCTTCGCCTCATACTCCGACAGCCGACCCAAAAGACTCTCATCTTGAGGGATGGCATAGGAGAAGGCGCCAGCGAACCACGCGTCCCTTGCGGTACGCGAGATTACTGTTGTCTGTGAGTCCTTGACCCAACTTTGCACGGCGTTGGTCCCCAGGGTTTCCCAGGGACCGTTGTAGCCTGCAAAGGTCGACTCCGAAGAGTCGAGAGACGTCGGAAAGCGAAAACGACGACGGACCATTCGTCCGTTGTCCCGCTCGAGCTGACGAAGGATGGCTGTGCTCTTCTTGAGAGCTTCAGCAGCCTTCTGGATGTCAGACACGAATGGGAGCCACCCGAACTGAACGTTAAGGTACTCGCCTCCCGCATTGCGGAAGTTGAGCGCCTTATCACGCCAGAGGGCGGCACCCACCATCTGCGGGAGCCCCGCGAGGAGCTCTCCCAGAAAAACAGCGGCATTCGCCTGTGGAGCGGTCGGCGCAGCGCCAAGAAGCGCGCGTTGACCCAGCTGGGACCATTCCCCTACGGGGGTGGCATCCAGAGTAGGATAGAAGCTTTTGGGTGGCAGAATGCGACCCTGAGCCTCCATCTTGAGAGGAATCGGACCCCGATAAAAGTAGTTGGAGCCTCGGCGAGACCAGCGAACGTAGTGTTCGCGGTTCCACGTCGGTTCCACATACTGATCGGAAGTCCAGAACTCGTGCCCTCGGTCGTACCGGGGGTCATGAGTCGCAAAACCATTACGGAAGATCCTTCGATCTTCAGCGATGGCAGCGTCCTCTGCTCCACTGCCTCGTACCGTGCGGTACGAGAACACCGACTTGGTAGACGGCGCAAACACGTCGACGGACTGGGTTTCCCCCGGTTCGCCAAGAAAACCCGTTCGATAAGATATCGAAGGGTACGAGGTCTTAGTAGACCTCGTCGTGTATGCGCCGCTCACTGTGGTCATCCTTACGGTGGGAGAGGATCCCAGATGCGCACCAGAGGCGGGCTGTCATACACTGTATGACCCGCTGACGTAACACACCTGGGTGGAAGTGACCGGAAGGTCACTGGGTGAGTAGCCCGTGGGGCCCCT